TCCATCTGGCGGTGGCGGAGGTACTGCTGCTGCTCCTTCTTTTAACGTAGTAGGTGCAAGTGCAACAAATCAATTAGCACAAACAATAGGCAACCAACAACAACAACCTATAAAGGCTTATGTAGTAGCTAACGATGTTACAACCCAACAAGGATTAGATAGAAATATAGTTTCAAGTGCAAGTATTGGTTAATTCTATACCCCCCCCCTAAAAAAGACATTTCATTTTAGGGGGTATACCTTTTTTATTAAATTTTTTAAAAAAAAAGATTAAATATATATATAAAGAGTATAAAAGCTTATTTAGAATTAGTCTAAATAAAAATAGTGTGAAACAAAAACAGGGTTTTATTGTTATAGTATTATGAGTAAAAAAGTTTTTGAATTAGTATTGGATGAAGATCAAGATGGTGTCTTTGCAATTAGTTTAGTAAACCAACCTGCTATACAAGAAAATTGGATCGCATTATCAAAAGAACATAAGATTGAATTTAAAGAAATTGAATCTAAAAAGAATATATTATTAGGTGCAGTTCTTATTCCAGATATGAAAATAGACAGAATGGGAGAAGATGGAGAAGTATACGAAGTATTTTTTAGTGGTGATACAATCCGAAAAACTGCATATAAATTTATGAAAAACGGTTATCAATCGGAATCGACCATACAGCACAAGTCTAAATTTGAAGGCGTAACAGTTGTTGAAACGTGGCTTAAAGAAGATATGGTAAATGATAAAAGTGTTATGTATGGATTTGATTATCCTGTTAATACTTGGATGGTTGCTATATCGGTTGATAATCCTGAAATAAAAGATAAAGTTAAATCAGGAGAAATCAAAGGGTTTTCAATCGAAGGATTTTTTAATGAAAAATTAGAAATGTCCGAAGATGAATTATTTATTAACAAAATAAAAGATTTAATCAATGGAGTTTAAAAACACATTAAACAAAATTAAAGCACTTTTATCAATTGAAATTAAATTAGAACAAATGACTTTAGTAGACGGTATTACCGTTTTAGAAGCTGAATCATTTGAGCCTGATTATTCAGTTGGTATAGTTACATCTGAAGGAATTGTTCCTGCTCCAATTGGAGAACACGAAACAACAGATGGAATGATTGTAGTGGTAGAAGTTGAAGGAATTATCAAAGAGGTAAAACCTGTTGCTTCTGCTGAAGAAGAAGTAGAGGTAGAAGTTGAAGCAGCTGCTGAAACTCCTGCAGTTAAAAAAGTAGTTGATACTATTACTAAAGAAACATTTTTTGCAGAAGTTAAAGTTGAGGTTGAAAAAATTGAAGCTGAAAACAAAGCACTGAAAGTAGAATTAGAAGCGTTAAAATTGGAATTAGCAGAAGCAGGAGCAAAAGCAATTGTAACTAATCCAGAACCAGCAGTAAAAAGAGAGATGACTGCACTCGAAAAATTTAGAGTAATTAAACAAAATTTAAAATAATAAAATATGGCAATTTCTTATACTTCGGTAGACATTAGAGGTAAAGCAGTAGAACCAATCCTTGAGGAAGTTTTATTCGCTAACAAAACAATTTCTGAAGGTTATGTTACTTTTAATAGTGACATCAAAGCAGGTACTATTTTCACAGAGGCTTCTGTTTCTGTAACTGCACAACTTTACACAGGTGCTGCATTATCTAATAGTGGTTCAATGACTATCACAGATAGAATCATTACACCTACTAAATTAGAGTACAAACAAACATTCTTACAAGAATCATTAAGAGCTGGTCGTTTTGGTCGTTCAATGAGTCCTGGTGCATTTAACATTGATAGTAACGAGTTTGCTTCAACTGTATTAGCACAATATGCTCCAAACGTTTCAGAAGATGCTGAAATTCAATATTGGGGTGGTATTACTTCAGCTACAAAAACTGCAATTGCTGCTTTAACTCCAAATAGTACACAAGGATCTATTACTGCCGCTACTCAAACTGCTGTAGCTGCTTTAACTGCTGGTCCTATTGATGGTGTATTTGCAAAAGTACTTTATGATAACGCTGCAATAGGTGGTTATATTAAAGTAACTGGATCAACTGTAACTGCTGCAAATATTGCTTCTCAATGTGCTTTAATTTATGCTGCAATACCAGCAGAAATATTAGCCGATACATTATCTCCTGTTAAAATCTATGCTCCAAGAGCTTGGAAACAATTTGCGAGAATAGCTAACAATGCTGTAGGTGCTGCTCAACAAATAAACTTCTTATTTGATGGTGCTTCAAGTGATGCAAAATGTTTTTACAATGGTGTAGAAATAGTATTTATTCCTGCTCCAACTAATAACTTGGCTTATGCTCAAAGACCAGCAGCAGTATCTTGGAATACTGACTTGTTAGATGACGTAAACAGATTTGAAATCGGTAAAACTGTTAATGATGGAGATACTCAATTTGTAAGAGCTATCTATACTTTAGCTGCCAATGTTGGACAAGCTACAAAAGGAGTTCTTTACGGAGGATAATTAATAATAAATTAGGGGATGTAAAAGTTCCCTTTTTAAAACTATAAAACTATGCCAGCAGAAGCGTTTACACTCGGTAGACTTGAGCCAACAAAATCAAGCGTAGGAGGCTTAAGAGCCGTTTACATTATTTCAAGTGGATATATTACTCCTTCTACTTTTGTATATGGTACAACTACTTTATCTGATGCAATTGCGTCTAATAGTGGTGCAGCTACAATTACTGCAGTTAAGTATGATTTAAAAGGAACAAATTCATTTGACCAAACTATAACAAGTTCTCGTGAAAACGGAACTACATTTTGTGAACAAAAATTAGCATTGCAACTTAAAAAATTAAGTGCGATAAGTCATCAACAAATTAAACTTTTGGTTTACTCAAGACCTCAAATGATTGTTGAAGATAATAACGGTAATTTATTCTTTGCAGGATTAGAGCAAGGAATGGATGCTACAGGTGGAACAGTAGTTACTTCAGCTACAATGGGAGATTTGTCAGGATATACTATCGAATTTGTAGGAATGGAAAAATTAGCTGCTAATTTCTTAACAGGTGCTATTACAACAGTAGTAGGTGGTGCTATTACATCAGGTACTTAATACTTAAATGTTATTTTTTTAAATTACCCCTATTTTATTATAGGGGTTTTTTTTTGAAACAATATAGGGTAAAAATTGTTATTATATTATGATTAAACTATTACAATCTGCATCAGCTCAACAAGTATCTTTTATTCCTCGTAATATGGATGCATATACTATTACATTGAGAAATGAAAGTACACAAGTAGAAACTGTAATAACACCATCTTTTTTTAAAAATGAATATTATTTAACTGCAACAAGTGTATTTACTTTAGTTCAAAATCATTTTTATAATTTTACGGTTAAAGATATATCTGGTAATATAATATATTTAGATAAAATTTTCTGCACTAATCAAACCGCAGATGATTATACAATTAATAATGGAGCATACGTAAACGCTGCTGCATCTGATACAATTTTTTATGAGTAATAATCACATTATAGAATTAAAGGCTTATAATCCTCCAAAAGCAGTTGAGAATAGGCAAGATGATTGGGTTAAGTTTGGAGATAAAAATGATTACTATCAATTTTTGATAGATCGTTACAATAACTCTACAACTAATAACCAAGTTATCAATAATATTGTTAAATTAATATTTGGTAAGGGATTAGATGCAAGAGATGCTGGAAGAAAACCAAATGAATACGCACAAATGAAAATGCTTTTTAGTAAAGATTGTACTAAAAAAGCAGTTACAGATATGTATTTATTAGGTCAATGTGCATTACAGGTTATTTATGCTAAAAATAAAAAGACTATTGTTGATGTTCAGCATATGCCTGTCCATTTATTAAGACCACAAAAATGCAATAAAGAAGGAGTTATTGAGAATTATTACTATTCAGATAATTGGGCAAATTTAAGAGACTTTCCTGCTACATTAATACCATCTTTTGGTAATGGAGATAGAACATTAGAGATATTAATGATTGGTAATTATACAATTGGTCAAAAATATTTTAGTAGTGTATCTTATTTAGGTGGTATTTCTTACGCAAAGCTTGAGGAGGACATTTCAGAGTACTTAATTTCATTAGTTGAAACAGGATTTACACCTTTAAAAGTAATTAATTTTAATAATGGTATTCCAACAGAGGACCAGCAAAGAACTATAAATGATTCAGTAGTTAGTCAAACTACAGGAGCAAGTGGTAAAAAGCTACTTGTATCATTTAATTCAGATGAAAGCAAAAAAACTACTATTGATTCAGTTGGATTAGATAATGCAGCAGGTCAATATGAGTATTTAAGTAATGAGGCAAGAGCTAAAATAATGTTATCTCACGGAGTTACTTCTGGATTATTATTTGGTATTCCTTCTGCAAATGGATTTAGTTCTAATGCAGACGAATTAAAGACTGCATTTGTATTATTTGATAATAATGTAGTAATACCTAACCAAGAGCAATTTTGTGATGGTATAGACAAAATATTAGCTTATAATGGTATTAGTTTAGATTTAACATTTAAACCTTTAAATCCTTTAGTTGATGCAATGCAGCCAGTAGTTGTTGAACCAGTGCAAATGAGTTCAATAGAAATAGATCCAACTGATTTTTCAAGTGATTTAGATTTAGATGAATGGGAGTTAGTAGATAGTAATCCTGTAGATTATGAAAATGAAGATGCAAATGATAAATTAATTGATAAAGCAAATAATCCAAGTTTATTATCTAAAATAAAACATTTAGCAAGTACAGGTTCAGCATATCCAAGAAGAGATTCAGAACAAGATACAAAATTATTTAAAACAAGATATAGATATACTGGAGGTGGACCAGGAGAAAGAGAATTTTGTAAAAAAATGATAAATGCAAATAAATTATATCGTAAAGAAGATATAATTGCGATGGGAGATGTTGCAGTTAATAAAGGATTTGGATTAGATGGTGCTGATACTTATTCAATTTGGTTATGGAAAGGTGGTGGATTAATGAGTGAGAAATATCCTAACGGTACTTGTAAGCATTTTTGGGTACGTGAAACGTATAGAAGAAAAGGAACAGATATATTATCACCATTAGCACAAAAAGTAACACCATCTGAAGCAAGAAAAGCAGGGGAAATATTACCAACAAACGATCCGAGAGTCTACAAAGCACCTCACGATATGAGATAACTATGGCAAAAGCACTTTTTATAACTGATAAGGAATTGAAACAAATGACTGTTTTAAATGGAAATATTGATCCAGATAAAACTAAACAATTTGTAATAATAGCACAAGATACACATATCTTTACCTATTTAGGCTCAAGATTATACGAAAAAATTAATGATGATATTGTTACAGGTACATTAACAGGTAATTACTTAACTTTATTAAATGATTATATAAAACCTATGACAATACAATGGTCAATGGTGGAGTTATTACCGTTTATTTCTTATACAATTGCTAATAATGGAGTTTATAAAAGAAATTCAGAGAATAGTACAGGAGTAGAAAAGTCAGAAGTTGATTATTTAGTTGAAAAACAAAGGCAAATAGCACAAAATTATACTCAAAAATTCATTGATTATATGATTGTAAACTATCTTTTGTTCCCTGAATACTATTTAGCACAGACAGGCGATCAAATTCCGTTTATGAGTGCTAACTTTGGAGGGTGGTTTTTGCCACAAACAACAAGTTTTCCCGATAATGCAGCAGGAGATTTTAGATATAAAAACGATTAAGATATGGCTTTAGACTTTACACATATAAAAGGAGATACATTTGAAATAGTAAATTTTCAACTGCTGGTCAATACAGTAGCTTTAAATTTAACAGGTTGCACTTTAAGAATGCAGTTAAGAAAAGAGTACGGAGGTATAGTTTATTTATCACTTACATCGGTTGCAAATGCAGGAAT